TTCACCTTTTTCGCCATATTCTAACTCCAGTATTAATTGACCGTAATGTATAATTTTTCGAATGTCTTCTGCACCATTCTTTTTCTTGTGTCGAGTTGCGTACTTTACAATACAGCCTTCCATAAATCCTAAGTCATTTGCATGAATGTATTCTACAGGCTGAATAGAAGAAAAGTAATGTCTGCCTCCTATCTGCTTATCTAAGTTACTCATTTACAAATTCCATAATCATAGGAAAGATTGGGTATATAGCAGCCGCACAGTCTTTTGCTATTTGCAGATGTTCTTCCTGTGTTCCGTTTCCACTTCTTAGATCTATGTAGTGAATCCAGCTACGTACTGTACCATTCATATATAGACGCGAAGGCGTCATGCCTTCTGGTAACACTGCACGTGCCTGTTCTTTTGCTAAACCATTTTTGAGTGCCCACTTGTATGCGGTATCCGCTGCATGCCAAACATTTTGCTGCTTGACTCTCCACTCCTCATGTATAGGCCCATCATCGAGGCGTACAGAGTTTTGTCGATTCTTAGGGTCTTGTCCACGAGCTTCTCGATACTCTACCTCTCCAAGCGCACTTACTTCAGCATACCGCTGACTAAACTCCTGAAAGGAGAATGAGCGGTGACGAATGATTTGTCTTGCAATATCACGAGTTGTCTCTATCTCTAAGCAAATATTTACCATCTCAAAAGGAGACCAGTGCTTGTGCTTCATAAGATATCTTATAAGTTTTTCACTACCCTCTGTAGAGTGTTGGTTTGCTGGGTTGGAAACTCTTGCCATGTGTGCTATTTCATCCATGATGTGATAGCCCGACCAGTGCATTAGTTTTACTGTCATGATGTTATCCTTTTATTTTTTTGCATATATTAAATATTCTAATAAACCCTCTTCTTCTACCAATCGTCGTGCAGTCTTTGAGTGCCCGCCTTCCGCACCGTAGGGTATGCCTATTGCCTTGCAAGCCTGATTCATTGAGTTTGTTTGCTTAAACACCTCAATAAATTGATCTCTATGTCGATAGATATGAGAACTAGGGGGCTTACATTCCTCGCTGCAATACTTTTTACCCCTCTTGTGTATCCCCGGTATTAGTAAACCGTTACAATCCTTTGAACGGCACTTTTTTACCTCGTTCAGTTTTCTTCCTGGGTACCACCCTTCGGGTATTGGGTCCTCTTTAGGTATTTTTCTCTCTACTTTAGTATTCTCTATATCTAAAGGATCGAAAGTAAAAACCCATTTTGTTCCATACTGAGAATTTTTAGTGCCCCCTTGCAGTATAGACATCCTTTTACTCATATCCTGCCTGGCAGCAGCATATAGTCGGCTATTAAAATACCTATACTTCTCTTGATTCTTGCTGCTGGCTTTCATCATATTAAATGCATGGGCCAATTGGCCTCTGTGTTCGGGAGAAGCACTTTTCCACAAGGAATAGTGAGCCAAAAAATGCTCTCTAGCTGTAAGATTCACTAAATTATCTGTATCGTCAGAGCCTCCCATACATCTAGGAACTATGTGATGTCTTTCAAAATATATACCTTCTGGTATAGGATTTTGCTTTCTATTTGAGATAAGTTTTTTATAAAAATTATAATGATCCATTACGCGGTTATCCTTGTATTGTAATCTGCTTCATTTTCATCCCACCATTCGGGCTTCTCACGATATTTCCAGCTAGCAAATGTGGCCTTATCCTTATGATAGAAGGATCTGTAACTGGAGACGACGTCGCTAGTCTTAAGCTCATCTGGCATGGCCATAGCAAACTCTGTAAGTCCGGTTTGAGGTAGGTGTAGGGGGTCCGGTAGTCGTAATACGACTTCGTGCACCGACTTGTGTTCTTTTCCATATCGGTATCTATATTCTTCGTTGAGGGCGTGGGCGTAGCAGAACAACCACTCATAGTTATCAAGAGAGCTGCGAGCCCAGATTGTACAGGGGTGGTTCGGCATTGCGAACGCATATTTTACTCCTTCTGGTTTGGGTTTTTTACGAAGAAGCTGAAGCTCTTCTTTAGGAATTTTGTATGGGCGATAGCCCAGGTATGTATCTATCCACAGATTTGTGCAAAGCATTTGAGCCGCTTCTAGTGGCATTTTTACAATATGCTTGTCTACGTGGTACTCTGCACACTTGTCTATGTTTTCATCTAGTATAAAAATATTCATGATGAGTATTATACTCGGTTATGGAATAATTGTCAAGAATTTTTTAGAATTCGCGGGAAACTTTCTGTACTTTTTCTACTGTTCTCATCGCACCAAGTCCAAGCATACCTAGTAAAACTGGCATCATCTCACCTGTAGCAATGAGAGGAACTTTTATATCACTTCCGTACACTGCCAAGGCAAAGTTACCTAAAGGAATTGCAATAAAGTTGGAGAACATTCCTAGCACACATACCCACCCTACGGCGGGGCGCCAGCCTGCCACAAACAGGGATTTATGCGCTGCTTCCGTTTTGTTTACTTCTAGCTGACTTTGCGCCAGCTCTTGCGCGTGACGCTCAGCAAGCGTAGCTATATCATACGACAACTTTGCTTTTAGATCTTTGTCTGGAATAACTTTATCTAACAGGCTAGTAATTGGCCCAACTAATAAGTTTAGCACTTTTCTAGTCTCCTCATAAGTCTCTCGGCTCGATTTGTTACTTGACGATACCAACGAGAGTCACGACCTTCTACTGCTGCTTGTTTCCAGTTAAGTTCTGTAAGAGCGGCTCTCATATTTTTAAATTTTCCTAGGCGAGTTCGCCCAAGATTAAACATCATATTTATTATAATTTCCTGTACTTCTTCTGGCCAAGAGCGAAACTGACTTCCGTATAAAGCATTGCATTCTTGTATGGAGGTATACACATCCTCTTCAAAACATTCCTTCACTCTTTCTTCAGATACAGGAGTTCCTACTTGAGAACCCCACTCTGGGTCATTCAAGGTAATAAGGTGTCCAATACCTAGTGTTCTATGGTCTAGATGGTCTAGGTACACTTCGTACTTGATTCCTTCATCTTGTTTGAGTTCTTCAAAAAGTTTATTCATTCTCATACAGCACTCCTATTCCTTAAAGTCTATATAACCTTCGGATTCGAGCCAGTTTAAACAGCCCGCAATCCCTTGCTTCTCTCCTATTTTATAAGCGCTATAGCTTGCGCAGGATAAGCAAAATGCAAAAACGCTAAAACTTACTGGATCCATTATCGTCTCCCAATTCATTGGTAAATTAACCTATTTCTGTGAGTAAGTGTATATTATAAACGATAGCAGAAGAAAAGTCAAGAGTTATTTTTGGAGTGTTGAAAAATAGTTCTTGACATGAGAAGTATTTTCAACTATAATAATGTATAAATTGGAGAAACAATGAAGCAATATGTCAAGCGCCCTTGGTCTGACAAGGAAAGAAGGCTTTTACGAGAAGTTTATTATGTTCTTTCCACGGAAGACTTGTTAAAAACATTTCCTGACCGCAGTTTAAACTCTTGTGTAAAACAAGTCAAGTATTTAAAGGAGCGAGGATGGTCATTCAAAAAACAATCTTAATACTACTATTGCTTTTACCATTTTCCGCGAAGGCGGACAGCCCTCTTGAGTGCCTTGCAAAGAACATATACTTTGAAAGCAGAAACCAGCCTTGGGTTGGTAAACTTGCTGTAGCTCAAGTCACGCTGAACAGAGTGGCTGATTCTCGTTTTCCTAATAGCATTTGTGATGTAGTTAAGCAGAAAAAGAAAAACATATGCCAATTTAGTTGGTACTGTGACGGTCTTTCAGATACTCCACACGATGTAAAAGAATGGAAACAATCTTTAGTGATTGCCATTTATTCACAAGTTGCAGAAATTCCTGACGTTACAGAAGGTTCTCTCTGGTACCATGCAACATATATAGACGCGCCATACTGGGCAAGAGTTTTTACTAAAAAACTAGTAATACAGGACCACATATTTTATGGAACCCGATGATATTGTAGAAATGATACAGGAGGTCTTTGATGAATACGAAGAGCTCGATTTTAATGAGAATACATACTGCGAGTATGAAGATGACGACGATGATGATGCATTTCGTTCTGCTGGCTGGGGCACTGATGAATCCTACGGTTACTTTGGAGAGGACGAGTATTGAAAATTTTTGTAAAAAATAATAATATCGAACGAGCACTTCGCACGTTTAAACGTAAAAGCAAAGAAAAAATGCTAGAAGTGAAAGAGCGTAGGTATTATACCAAACCCTGTCAGCGACGCAACGAAGCAAAGCAGGCAGCAGTAATTCGAGAAAGAAAAAGGCAGAAAGATGATAGGAAAAACAAATTTTGATAGAGTTGGTGAGTTTATGTCTACTTTTGGACAAACAGTTAGAACTAAACCTACCTTACCTATTAAATTACCACAAGTCTCACGACTTCGTGTAGAGCTGATAGAAGAAGAACTACAGGAGCTGAGAAAAGCTCTTGAAGATAATGATGTTATAGAAGTAGCAGATGCACTTACTGACTTACTCTATGTAGTATATGGGTCTGGTCATGCTTTTGGAATTGACTTAGATCAATGCTTTGAAGAGGTACATTCAAGCAATATGTCGAAGCTGGGAGAGGATGGACAGCCTATTTTTCGAGAAGATGGAAAAGTATTAAAAGGTCCTAACTATTTTAAACCTATGTTACAAGAAGTGCTTTTTTACTAGGAGGTAATTATGCAGAAAACAACCCGACTTACAAAAGTGATAGTAAAAAACTATTCTCCTGCGGAGCTAGACCTGGTAGAAACTATTACCTGGGATGACCCAGATGATGACCAACTTCCAATATCTAAAGATGCTACTCGTAGTCTCGTTCCGATAGTAGATATTGAGACAGGCAGCCCTACGTATGGAGTCATTACGTATCCGGATGTTTCTGGAGAGGACCAAATGGTACAAGACATAGCGGGAGTGCTTTGGGTATAGAACATATTGCAACAAAGTTTGGCGAATGGGTAAACGTAGGTAAAGACTAATGAGAGATTTAAACGATATGGCAGGAGAAGAGGACAAATGACTGAATATACACCTGATAATTGGGTTGTGTTGAAAATAACTCAGGGCGAAGAAACATTATATAAAGTACTAGGCGGTTGGTCTGGCGGTTATCTTGATGGCGACTATTGGAGATTGAACAGCGGTATCACGGGTGTAGAGAAGCAGGCATATCTGTATGGGTTCTACGGTAGTTCTGGTTCTGTGTATTGGTGTCATCAGGGTAGTTATTACTTGACAATGGCGAACGCTGGAATATATAATAAACTGAAAAAACACTTTGGGGAGGCAGTTGAACTGATGCCTGAAGATACAAATTGGCATGAGGTGAAGTGGTGAAAGTAATCCTAGGAAGGCCCCCTTTAGGTATAGAACATATTGCAGCCTTTGACGGCAACGAACAACTAGCAAACGAGAAGAGGGCTAATGAAAGTTAAAATAGGAAAGTATCCGACACATCGTTGGTATCACAACTTCCTGTATAAGTTGGGAATTAAAAACGAACCTAAAGTGTCCGTTCATATAGATGACTTTGATACGTGGAGCATGGATCACACCCTTGCATATATTATTGTGCCGATGCTCAAGCAACTCAAGGAGACCAAGCAAGGTGCTCCCTATGTGTATCTAGAAGATGTGCCAAGCGAACTCCGTCCTACTAAGGAAGAACTAACACTTACGGGGACTGTTGAAACTGATAGCAAGTTCTTTGATCGTTGGGACTGGGTATTAGATGAAATGATATTTGCACATGAAAGTAAGCTCGATGACTGGGAAGAACAGTTCCATTCAGGTGAAGTTGATAGAGTATTTAAAGACCTAGAGAACGGCTATACCGAATGGCTAGAAGTGCCCAGCCATACCTTTAAAATAGATATGAAGGGCCGTAAAGCATATCAGGATCGTATAAGCAACGGCTTTAGATTATTTGGTAAATATTATGAAAATCTTTGGTATTAATTTAATGGAATTTTTAGTATTTAGGTATAGAAAAGGGGCGTTAAGCCCCTTATTCGTCATCCCACGGTGGATTTATTACTAATGCACAAAAAATAAGTATTACCATGATTTCTATCACGATTTGTCCATCTTTTGGATAGCCTCCTTTACCTGCTCTGCCTCTCTATGTAAGTAGATTAAATACTCCGTCATTGCCGCTATGGTTTTTCTACGAATTCTTTCCAATTCTGTTACTCTGTTTTCGTAGGTTTTCATAATGCAACTCCAGTTATAAGTGTTACCCAAAATGCAAGAATAAAAAACAGCACAAGAAGTGTATTGCCTATGCAGTAATTTATTCTCTTTAGGGAAACTTTACTCAGTGCTCGTTCCCACCAACTCATCTATTTCTCCTTTTAAAACGTCTAATACATCCAGCATTTGCTCCCAGCTTTGGGGAGTATTGCATGCCTCGCTGATTCGAGCTGCGTCTCGTAGTTTGCGCGTCATCAGCGTATACGCACGTCCACGAGTTGATACGGGTAGATACTCTGCATCTGATGCTGTTATTGCCATTTTTAAAAGAGCCAGTATATGAGAGAACAAATAACAAAGCTCACAGACGCCGAAGCTATCACTAAGTGAGTCTCTTCCCAGTTAAATTTTACCATAATGG